GCAGGTTGAAATTTGGCAAGGCGTCCGCGACCAGTGACAACCCTTGAAAAGCCTGAACGATCGGGAAGCCAGCCATTAAATCAACTCCGGAAATTGAGGGCGACGAGCGCGCCTAGCACCTTGCCAAGCGTCGCCATTTCGCGCATGTCCTGCTTCACGTCGAGTGGCATCCAGGCGGTCGGATGGCGCGGGTCGCGCGCGACCTCGACGTGCTGGAGCAGGTCCGTGATGAGCGCGTGCAGCGCAGTCGGGTCGCAGCCGCCGAGCAGCTTGAACAGTGCGTTCACGCTCGCATCGCTCGCTGCATCCGGCGCCGTGATGACTTCCTGCAGTTGCGCGTACGTGTCGTCGAGCGAATCGACGCGCAGTGCAGACACGAGACGCAGCACGTAGCTGCTCATGGCGAGCGGGTCGACTTCGGTGATGCGATAGCGGCGCTGCGCGTCGCGTCCTGGACAGCTATCCAGGATCGCTACGCGGGCTTCGTCAGTTTGCGGTGTGCTCATGAATCCGGTCCTTATGTGGTGGCGTCGCGCTCGGCCTGCGTGAAGTCGCGCAAGGCGTTGATTGTTACGATTTCCGAAAGATTAAACGCATCCTCGGTCGATAGAACCGTCTCAAGTTCGACGTAGGAGGCGTATTTTGAGTTTATCACGGCAGCAATGAAGGGAGAACAGAAGGTCACGCGGGCGTCCGCGCCGCCGTGCAGGATCATTGCGGCCTGCATTTTGACCGGCATTTCAAGCGACTTGCGATCCACTGCGAACCCGGCATGCAGGGCGAGCGCCGCGTTCTGGATGCGCTCGATGTTGCGCCAGTCATGAATCTGCGGCGCGCCGCCGCGCGTGTGATTGACGAAGCATTCAAATGTGTACGGGGCCTGCGCACCGAGTGATTTGCGGACGGTTGCCAGGTCGCGGAACGCAAGCGCAACAATGCCGCCGTCGGGGTCGCAGTCGGCGGCTTCGAGCAGCGCTCGGGCATGCCGATCGGCTTCAAGTGCGGGTAGTTCGCGAATGACAATTCGCAAGCCTTCGTCCCGGCCGGTGAGTTCGAGGGTCTGGGTCTTTAGCATGGTGGTCTTTGAATGAGAAAGGCCGGACAGCTCTGAGGAACTGCCCCGGCCCGTGCCGCTGTGCCTCCGGGGAGAAGGCTGTCCACCACCACGCAGACGCTACATAGGGTAGCGAATGCGCGGCGGCATGTCAAGCACGACCAAGGGCTTCGTTCTCGGCGTCCCGCCAGCCGGCGCACCAACCGTCCGACTCGTTGTAGTGAAACGGCTTGCCGGCGATGTACGCGGCGCGGCCGGTTTCGTAGAGCGGCTTGTTCTTGCCGTCGCGCTTGAGCGAGACGAAGCGCGCTTCGATGCGGCGGTTGTTGATGTCTTGCGCCTGGCGCGCGTCGTCTGAGAATGCCATCGTTGCAGCCATGTTGAGTTACTCCGGAGCCGTCGCGGGCGATACTTCGATGATAGTTTGCAGGATCGGCTTCCATTTGCGCCAGAACTTGAGTGCGCCAATGTCCATCTGGACGATGCGAGCGTCGTCAAACGCCCACCAATCATCTAGCGGGTGCATCTGGCAACCGATTTGCATGTGCGTCGCCGTATAGCTAACCGGCCACTTCTCGCATTGAAGCGATTTAAGCTCACGCATGTTGCCAGTCGCGCCGTACAGGTCCGCGCCGTACAGGTCCGCGCCGTACAGGTCCGCGCCGTACAGGTCCGCGCCGTACAGGTCCGCGCCGTACAGGTCCGCGCCGCGCAGGTTCGCGCTGCCCAGGTTCGCGCTGCCCAGGTCCGCGCCGCGCAGGTCCGCGCCGTACAGGTTCGCGCCGCGCAGGTCCGCGCCGCGCAGGTCCGCGCCGCGCAGGTTCGCGCTGCCCAGGTCCGCGCCGCGCAGGTCCGCGCCGTACAGGTCCGCGCCGCGCAGGTTCGCGCTGCCCAGGTTCGCGCCGCGCAGGTCCGCCTTCTTGGCAACCGCTGCGGACAGCGTAATCGCAATCGTGTTTTCTTCCGCATCGTGAGAAAACAAGACTGATGCGCGAAATCGCGCCATGATGTCGATTTTCATCTTTGAGCCTTCGTGGTGGTTGGTGTTCGTGAATCTTAATAATCGGTTGCACGAATGTCAAGCGATCGTTTCCTGCACGTTCGTCGGCGTGCCGTAGCACAGCAGATAGCGCGTATTGAACCCGGCGAACTGCGGGTCGGTCGTGCCTTGCAGGTCGGCGAACCATAGCGGCGACGGCATGCCCAGCCATTTTGCGCGGTTGATGTCTACGCGGTCGCGGCACAGGCCGGCGGCTACGACTTGCGTGCCGTTGTAGGTCACGTCGATGAACAGGCCGTAATCCGTCGTCTTAAGATTGATCGTAACGGGCACGTTATCCAGGATCGTATCGAGATCCTGGTTCGCCGCGTTCTGCAGGGGGATAGAGACGAAGCTCACAGTTGCACCGTAGCAATGCGGCCCGACGAGTCGGCGACGAGCAGATTGCCGGACAGCACGCGCTCGGTGCCTGCGTCAAACGTCAGGTCGGGAACACATTGCTGCACGCCGTAGACCGTCAAGGCCTCCTGCTCGTACAGCGACGAAATGAGCACCACGGATGGCGGGCCGCCCAGAATCGAATCGTACGGCAGGCCAACCGTGTCGTCGTAGTAGACCTCGCCTTGCCAGGACAGGCACTGTGTCGCAACGTCCTGCGCCATGCGGTATTCCGGGCCGGTGTTGGTCGCATTAGGTGTGCTGTCTCCGCACGTGGCGAGATTGCCGAACGCGTCGAGCGTGAAGTCCCATGAACCGGTATCGAGCAGGCAGGTATCCATGGCCCGAATGGTAGCACCGAACGCTCGCGCGGTGGCAAAGCGAACGACCGTGTTTATGACGCATATGACGCCAGATAGGTATGTCAGATGTGGTTTGGATACTTCTTGTTTTTTCTAAAACCTACTTAAGTGTCTATATGTATATATAAATAATTTATCTATCTATCTATCTATCTATCTATCTATCTAAAAGTATCTGTCATAGTGTCATTAAGTAGTATAAAGCCATATGCATCAAGGGTTTGCGGATGACCGACGGATGCATGACGGAACGTTATCCACAGGCAGATTCGCGTCATTTCACCCGTTTCGACCGGTTTCGCTTGATTTAGTAACGTAATGTGATAGGCTGTGTGCACTTTCCACCACGAGGTGACACGTACGATGGCGAACCCGCTCAAGATTGACCTGGCTGACGCATTGGCCCAGCCCGAATTTCGCAACCATCGCATTCACGAGGTACGCGGCGAAACGTATTTCAGCGCGCAGTTCCCGACAGTGTCGGGGTCTGGCCGCACCGTAATGTGGGCGCTCGAAGTCGCGTTCGACACGCAGCACGGTCAATGGGGCTGGCGCACCGGCCTGCGCGGTCAGCCGCGCGTGGGCTGGTCACTCGTCCCGCCCGGTGACCCGCGCTGTCGCGACTTCGCCATTGACGTGCGGGATGCGATCGCGATTGAAGCCTTCACATTGACAATACGAGTGACCCAAGCAAGCACGCTGCTTGCAGACCATCCCGCCTAAGCGCTACCCTGATTGCTCCACCACCGGAAATCCTGTCTGAGGCCGCATGGACCAAGCCAGCTTCACCATCATTCGCGCCACTAACTGCGCGCTCGCCAAGTCATTCGACCGTGACGAACACGGCAATCTGCAAAGCTCCGCAATCGCCCACATGACCGAGGGGTATGCGACTGTTGCGCGCGCGTCGGACGTGTCGGAACTTGTCGCGCTGCTCGACCTGCTCGATTCGCACCAGGCGATTACTTGCGGCGTGCCCGTACATGGCGACACGCCGCTTACGACGCGCTCGGGCGCCGCGTTCCGTCCCGATGCCGTCGCGCGTACGAACGAGGCGTTCGTGTTCCCGACCGGGCCCGCGTTCTTTCCGATCGACGTCGATGTTGACGGCGACCGGTTCCGTACAGTTGATTCGGTGCTCGATGCGCTCGAAGCCTGCTCGCCGTGGTTGCAGGACGTGCACCGCGTCGCGCGTCCGTCGTCCTCGTCATTCGTCGACACGCGCGGGCTGCGCGGCGTGCACGTCTATCTCATGGTGACGCGCGGCACGGACATTCCGGCGCTTGCGAAACGCATGCAGATTGAGCAATGGGCCGCCGGCATGGGCTCGATCAAGATTTCGAAATCCGGCGCGCTTCTCGTGCGGCAACTCGCCGACGCGCTCGTGTACCAGCCATCGCGCCTCATGTTCGAAGCCGCGCCTGTGCTGGCGGGCGTCGATCGCAACGTGCCGGCCGACCAGGCCGCCGTCGAGCGCGCGCCGAACATCACAAACGGGCGCCCCGGCGCGCACCGCGCGGGCAACGGCCGCCTCGACGTGCAGGCGTTGCCGCGCATGCGCGAGCTTGACGTGCGCCGGTTCGAAACACACGTTCGCAACGAAAAGGACAAGCGCCGGCGCGAGGCGAAGCGCATTGCGATCGACTATCAGACGAACAACGCGATTGTCGCAGGCTATGACAAGGCGATTGGCGAGCGTTTCGGCCTGCTTGCGACGCGCGCACTCGGTGAAGGCAAACTGCCCGCGTGCTGGGAACTCGCGACGCAGGATTATGGACGCATCACGGTTCAGCAAATGCTCGACAAACCGGACGCCGCGCTCGGTCTGCAGGTTGCCGATCCGTTCGATAGCTGGCGGTCCGACCTGAAACCCGCTCATTTCACGAAAGCCGAGATTGTGCTTATGGGCGACGATATGGGCGTCTGGTCGCACAAGCTGCAAACGTTCTTCAAGTTCGACAAGGAGGCGTCAACTGACCTGTCGGAGCCGATCGAACTGGCCGCCGAGAAGCTGTGCGGCCTGGTCGAGTATCCCGAACCTGTCGGCAAGAAAGCCGCGCCGCTCGTCAACGTGAAACATGGCCTCGCGTGCCTGCTCGACGAGATTGGCGTGAAACCCGCGACGGACGTAACAACCGGTCTGATATCCGCCGATGGTCTCCCGACGAAAGCGGCGTTACTCGATGCACTCTCGCGCATCGGCTGCAAATCCGTTTCGATCGCCGCGATTGATACCGCACTCGAAACGCTGGCGGCCGATAATACGGTCGACCCTTGGCGCGACGCCGTGCTCGCGCTGCCGCGATGGGATGGCGTACCGCGTCTGGACAACTTCTTCCCCGAGCTTTGCGGCGCGTTACCGTCCGAGGCGCTGCTTGCGACCACGCAGCAGCTCTTCGCGGGCGTGGTGATGCGTCAGCTACACCCAGGGTCCGCCGTGCCCGTGGTGCCCGTTCTGATCGGTCCTGGGGGTACTGGCAAGTCGTACTTCGTTCAGCAACTCGCCGCCGCGCTCGATTTTCCGCAACCGCCAGCGGTGGTGTTCACGGAACTCATCCGCATGACGATGACGGCCGCGCAGAGTCCGATTGCGGAGCTGGCCGAAATGTCCGGCATGGGCAAGCGCGACCAGGACGAAGTGAAACTGTGGACAACGGACACGAGCGACACGTATCGCGGACCGTGGGACAAGCGCGCGAGCGCGCACCCGCGCCGTTTCGTGTTGATTGGAACGGCCAACAAGCACGAGACGAACCGCGATGAAACGGGCAATCGCCGTCTCATGCCCGTCCACCTCGCGCATCCGATCGATCCGCATTGGGTGACCGAAGCGAAGCAGATATTCGCCGAGGCGAAAGAGCGCTTTGTCGACAAGGAGGGCGAATACGAGCGGCTCATCCGCCGCGCCGCCGCGCTCGTGAAGGACTACAACGATGCGGATATGCGCAACGGCATCGGCACGCCGGCGGACGACCTTGACGAATTGATGCCGCCCATCCTGTGTGCGCTGTTGCGCGCGAGCAATGACGGCAAGGTGCGCAGCGCTGATATCCGCACGAAGCTGGACGCGTCGCCACAAGGTCGCAATGCGCACGCCCGCGCCTACGCCCGCTGGATGATTACGCGCGGATGGGTCGCGGGGCGCTCGACGGCGACACGTTTTTACACGCCGCCTCAAGAATTCATTGACGAATACATGACGCCTGGACTAGACTTGTCGCAAGCCGCCAGCCCGTTCGCTGCGGTTACCACCACGCATTAAGGAGGCATGAATGAAAGTAGCTGCGATCGGCAATTGCGAAATCCGCGACCAATGGGGCGATACGCTCGCGCGATTCAACACATTCGGGCAAGCGGTCAAAGCATGCGTCGCTAGCGATTGGCGCGGGACGTATCGCATCTTCGAATGCGAGAAAGGCGGCAAACGCGCCGCTTGGATCGAAATCGCGACCTACGAATCGGAGGCATGAAATGCTCACCGTCAATACGATGGTCGAAATCAACCGCGATGGCCTGTGGACACCCGGCGTCGTGATCGCCGAGAATCCGCACCGTCTCGTCATCGCCGTGTGCGGCAATCGCGCGCACCGGGCGTACATCTCGCGCGCTGCGAACTGGCGTTCGTTGCCGAAAGTCGTTCAGGGCCCACGCCGTCGCGCGGTACAGCAGGCGCACAACGTTTTCGCGGGGGCGTGATGCGGCTCAAGCAAACCGATGCGGGTGCGCTCGTGCCTGATCCCGATCATTGGACCGTTGAGGAAGCCGCCGACTTTCTCGTCGGCCTGCCTGCGCCGCTGACCCGTCAGCAGTTGGGCAAGCTCGGAAAGGACTGTTCGGTGGTCTGTCGTATCCAGCAGATCGCCTGGACGATTCGCCCGACGCCGAACAAGCCCTGGCCGAACGAGCGGGCTTACACCCAGCCGGTCATCCTCGAAGTGTTCAGGGCGAATCCCGACACGCGCGACTACGTGCCGGACGCCAATACGGAGCGTGTACAATGATCCGCACCTTTCGCATTACCGTCCTCGTCGAGGAAGTGACGGAACCCGCCTCGCCGACGGCGGGCGTCGCGCAGTTTCGTAGCAAGCACTACGTCGACGAGCGCTCGCTATACGACGCCCGTTTCCCGTGCGACTGGTTGCGCGCGGAGCTCGAAGTGCCGCTCAAGCGCGCCTCGCACGATCTGGCGCCCACGATCTACAAGCACATCAATCCGGAGCCTGCCCCATGATGCACGTAATTGGCGCGGAAGTCAGCGAGTTCGCCACGCAATGGGAATCCGACGTGCCGACGGTTGTGGTGACCGCGCCAACCGCGTTTGCAGTCGGCGACACGATCAAGACGTGTGAAACGACCAGTGGCGTCGCCACAGGCCGCTATATCCTCGCCACGGTCACGGGCGTCGTGCCACTATCGGGCATGTTCGTGACGGTACACCAGACCATCTTTCAACGAGCCGTTCAGTAAGCTCGATTGACCTAAACGCGACATTCCGGTAAGATCGGATGTCGCGTTTCTCATTCCACCACCATGAAAAAAACTCCGCGATGGTATCAGGCCGAAGCGTGCAGCGAAGTTATTGGCGCGCTCGAAGCCGCAAAAAACGTCAACCCCGTCGCTGCGATCGTTACTGGCGGCGGCAAATCCCTGCTCAATGCGATGCTGATCGAGCGCATTGCGCAGTTGCACCCGACCGCGCGCATCCTGTGCCTCGCGCCGTCAATGGAACTCGTCAAGCAGAACGTCGAGGAAGCCGTCGGATACCTGGCGCCCGCGCTGCGCGCAAAGCTCGGCGCGTACTGCGCTGGCCTGAACATGAAGGACCGGTTGAGCCAGTACATCATCGGCACGCCACAATCGGTCATGCGCAGCGCCAAACGGTTCGGCCGCATCGATTACGTGATCTGGGACGAAGCGCATCTGGCCGACATCAACCAGAAAACGGCGAAGAACATCGTTGACGCGTTCCCCGACGCGCGCCACATTGGCATGACGGCGACGGATTTTCGCATGCAAGGTCTGAAAGTCGTGCCGCTCACGCAATGCGGCCTGTTCAACGCGAAAGTCTACGATCTGACGAGTGGGCGCAACTTTAACCGCCTCGTGCGCGAAGGGCACCTTTCGCCGATCGTCTCGCCGTCGATCCGCTTCCCGCAGGTCGACACGAACGGTGTCAAGACAAAGGGTGGCGATTTTGACGAGGCCGAACTCGCCCGGCGCGCGATGGACGTGACGCGCGAGTGCGTGAGCGTCGCGCTCGACAATGCGCAGGAACGCAAGCATTTCATGTGGTTCGCGGTCAATATCGAGCACGCACACATGATCCACCAGGCGCTGCTTGACTGCGGCGAGTCGGCCGTCGTGATTCACGGCGAACTCGACAAATCCGAGCGCGTGTCCGGCATCGAGGAATACCTCAAGAAAGAGCATCGCCACGTAGTGAGCGTCGCGATGCTCACGACAGGCTTTAACGCGCGCTTCGTGGATTGCCTTGTAGTGCTGCGCCCGACGCGCTCACTCATCTTGTGGAAGCAAATTGTCGGGCGCGGCCTGCGCCCGTATCCAGGCAAGGATAACTGCCTCGTGCTCGACGCTGGCGGCAATTTCGCGCGCCATGGCGCCATCAATCAGGAAGTGACCGAGGGCGACTCGCGCGCGGGCCTGTGGGTCTGCACGGACGAAGAAGTGCGCAGCCCGTTCCCGGTCAAGCTGCCAGACGGCACGACGGCACCAAGTCGCGAGCGCAGCGGCATTCGCTTCCCGATCAATTCGCCCGACCAGTCTGAGTTCGATCTGCGCGTGCTGCTTGGCTTGATGGAGCCCGACGCGCCAGGCTGCAACTATCTGAACGACGCCGAGCATATGACGTGCCGCCAGTGCGGCCGGCCGCGCCAGGGCTTTCTGTCGATTCGCCAGCGCAAGGAAAAGAGCGACCGCAACGCATTCGGCAGCGACGACACCTACGAGATTCACGACGAGGATTCGATCGTCAAGCGCGACGAGATTTGCGTCGAGACGCGCCAGTTGCCGGTGCGCGACATGCGAATGACGCCGCGTGGCAACTCGTCGCTCGAATTCACGTTCACGACCGACTACGGCCCGTACAGCCTCGCGCTGGATTTCGACCGCACGAGCGCGGACAACCAGTTCTTCGCATTCAGTCGAAAGTACTTCGAGAAAGCGACAGGCCGCAAGCTGCCGACCGAGGCATACCGTGTGCTGCTGCAGAAGGACCTGATACCCGCGCCAATTGATATTACGTTGACGAAATACGAGGATCAACGTATATTCATCACTGAAGTTCGTTGGCTTCGTAATGACATTCTGGAGAGTTTCAGATATGACCCGAGTTACAGATGACGCGACGCGCTGGGTGTGGCTGCCTGCATCGATCAGACCACTGCGAAAGGGGCTTTACGAGGTCAACTACGCAGGCGCAACGCACGGGCGCACTCGCCGTTATTGGAATGGAATCGAGTGGCTGCTGTGCAAAACTAAACGGGAGCGTTTCGGCGCGTGTCACTTCGGGGAGAATCCGGGCGACACGTGGCGCGACGTTGCACAATCAGTTGACACCACGATAAAATCCACCACATGGACAGATTACTCTTTCTCGACTTCGAGACGACGAGCCAAACCGACCTGAAAGCCCACGGGCTAGGCCGGTATCTCGCCGATCCGACCACGCGCCCATACTGCTTCACGTTTCGCCTGCCTGGCATGCAGTGCGCGGACCTGTGGACGGAAGGCCAGGAGATACCTGAGCAAGTCGTGCGTGCGCTCGATTCGCATCTGTTCGTCGCGCACAACGCGCCGTTCGACTTCTGGATATGGAATACGTGCCTGCGCCGAGCATACGTCTTACCTGAGATTCGCATCGAACAGGTGCGCTGCACGGCGGCGCGTGCCCGATACAACGGCTTGCCGGGCTCGCTCGCCGGCGCTTGCGAAGCACTCGGCCTGCCGATCCAGAAAGACCTGGAGGGCGGCGACGTGATGAAGGAAATCGCCGCGCATCCGGAATGGGATTCGCGCGATCCGGCGCACGCGGAGAAGTTCGCCCGCGTGTTCAAGTATGCCCTGACCGACACGGACGCGATGCACGGCCTTTGGCACGCAACGAAGCCGCTGCCCGCACGCGAGCAGGCATTCTTCGAACTCGACATGCGCGTCAACGATCGCGGCTTCGGGGTGGACGTTGAAGCCGCCGCCGCGATGGAGGAACTGAAAGAGTTCGCCGAGGCGCAGCTCGATTACGAAATGGCGCTGCTCACGGACGGCAAAATTCTCGCTGCATCCGAAGTAGCCAAGATCAAGGAATATGCCCACACGATGGGCGAGGACATCGATGATGCAGGCCGCGAAGCGCTCAAGAAAATTCAGGAGAAAGCCGATCTACCGGAAAGTGTCAAGGCGGTCATTGATTTGCGCCTTGATGCGTCGCGAGCCCCTAAGAAATCGGCGGGCATTCTACGTGCACAGGTTGCTAACCGTCTTCAACACTCCACGATATACCATGGCGCGTTGTCTGGACGCTCCACCGCGCGCGGCGCAGGCGGTACGCAAACCCTCAATACGGCCCGTCCGCGACCGGGCTTCGATACGGCCAAGTGTGAAGCGATCATATCTGCGGTGCTTGCGCGTGACGTTGGGTTTCTTACGAGCGAAGGTGTAGGTCCGATCCTGGCCGCAATGGCCGACGCACAGCGCCAGTTGTTCATGGCAACCGTGCCAGGGCGCGTACTGGTCGGGGCCGATCTGTCGGGCATCGAAGCGCGCTTTGCGCCGTGGCTCGCGAACGACTTGCCGAAGCTCGAAGCGTTCGAGAAAGGTTTGGACGGTTATAAACTCGCAGCCATGGATATTTTCGGCGTGACATATGATGCCGTCACGAAGGATCAACGGCAGGTGGGCAAAGTCGCAGACTTGCTACTGGGCTTTGGCGGAGGTGACGCGGCATATGCACGGGGCGCAGCAAATTACGGCGTGCAACTTTCACCCGAGTTTATATCCGAAGTCGTGTTCAAGTGGCGTGCAGGGCGGCCAGCGTTTGAGCGGTGGTGGTCCGTGCTCGAGTATGCCGCGCTCATGGCACTCGATCAACCGGGCCGCGAAATCGAAGTGCCGGTCGGCCGCGACTTCTGCTCGAAAGTCGTGTTCGTGCGCGACGATCTTGCGCTACGCATGCGCATGCCGTGTGGCTGGCGCGAAATCAGCTATCACAACGCGCGCCTGCACCTGGAACCCGGTGCGAGCGTGCCGGTCGCAGTCTACGACAAGCCGGAAGGCTACATTGAGACGCTGGACCGCAAGATCCTGTCGAACAACCTGACGCAAGGCGCGGCGCGTGATCTGTTCTGGTCTGTGCTGCTCGACATCGATCATCCGCTGTCGCCGATCGTACACCACGTCTATGACGAGGCGCTGCTCGAAGTGCCAGAAGAACTCGCCGCGATGCGCGAGCAACAACTCGTCGAGCGCATGGTGCGCGGCGAGCCCTGGTGCCCCGGTCTCCCACTTGGCGCCGAGGGCTGGCATGGCCTGCGCTGGCGGAAGTAACGCACTTGACACGCGGTTTATCTGTCCGTAACATTGCTAGCAGATAAACCGCAACGAGGATTGACGCACATGAAAGAACCGAAAGCGCTGAGCGCCGATCTGACCGATTGGAGCGTCTCGGACCTGACCGAAGCACTCGGCACGAAACGCTCAATGGAAGTGCTAGGCACGACGGCGCGCGTGATCTACACAATTCGCCACACGAACGCGGTCGGCTTCGAGCGCTTCATGAAGCTCGTCGAGGCCGTGCGCGCCGACGAGGCCGCCTGCCGCGAGCGCCTCACGGTGCTGCGCAAGCTGCACGCCTCGCGCCGCGTCACGAAGTAGGATTCATCTTTAACCACCACATGGAGTACGTATGAACTTGCATTTTGAATCGCTGGACGAATTGCATGACATGATTCGCGAAATGGGTTATGTGAAAGCGGATCGCGGATACACCGCGTCGGTGCGCCCGCAAACGGAACTCGATCGCGCATGCGGTAACGCGCCGATCGTGGATATCGTGTACGCGTCGGACACGACGTTCGGAGACGCACCGGGTGCTACGATCGAGGAACGCATCCTCAACCTCGAAGCGGAAGCGATTGCCGAGTTGGCGATTGCCGAAGCGGGTGAACAGGGAAACGGTCCGGCGCCGACCGCGCAACCGGAACCGACGAAGCGCAAGCGCCGTACGAAGGCGGAAATGGAAGCCATCCGTGCTGCGGAAAATGGCCAGATTGCGGACGCTGCTGCGACTGTCGAATCTTCTTCGACACAAGCTACCGGCGCGGGATCGAATCCCTTCGAAGCGAGCACGAACAACCCGAGCGTGGCGACGCAAGCCATCCTGAACGCACCGAGCGGGCAGGCGGCGACGCTGGCGGGCATCCAGGCGATGCAGAACAGCCCGTTCGCACCGACGACGGAAGATACTACTGCCGCCACGACCGACACTGGTGCGCAGAATGCCACGGCGGCAACGACTGACGCCGCGACGTACGTCGAAACGCGTTCGCTCGAAATCCTGTCAACGCAGACCGAACCGCTCACGGCTGTCAAGCACATGCACCTGTGCCGCGACTTCATCGCCAAGCACGGCCAGGCGCGCTACCTCGAAGCGTTCGCGCTCGCCGGCCTGCCCGCGACGATCGGCACGTACAAGCCCGAGCAGTGCGCCAAGCATCAAGCCGCGCTCGAATTCCTCGCACTCGTATAAGGCGCGGCCGCTATGTTCGCATCTATTCTGTGGTTGAGCGTAGCGGCCTTCACTGTCCTTTGGGCAGTGACTGGCGGCGAGTGGTGGGGCTTCGGTGCGTGCGCGTTGCTCGCCGTGCGCGGCGCGCTGCTGGTATTCGTTCTGCTGTCGCTGTCCAATCCGCGTGAGCGCGTGGCGGCACGGAACTCGTATAAGCGCCCGTCACAAGCAACCCGCATCGGCGACTTCCTGCTCGACTTCGCATGGCTTGCGACGTTCGGCTGGTTGGCACAGCACGGGGCGCACTACGGAATGCCTGCCGTCATTCTCTTTCTGGCGGGCATGCTGCTGTACGAACTGATCCATATGACCTTGGAGCCGACGCGATGACCGCCTTGATCCTGTTCGGAATCTTTCTGGTGCTCGTGCTGTATTTCGCCGGGCGATTGCTGGATGCCGTCGTGCGAGCGGTTTTCCGGGTCGTGGTGACGTTCGTGAAGCTGCCCTGGTACATCGGGGTCGGCGCGTGGCGCGCAAGCCTCCTGGCGCGGCGTTTCGTGCGCTGGTGCGAGAAACAGTACGTTGCGGCCGAGCGCCGCGCGCGAGGCGTGTGATGAGCGATACATTCATCGCCTACATCGAGTTCAAATCATTCTGCGCGAGATGGGAAGTTACAGCCATGTCGTACCGAGAATTTATGACCTACGCCCCATCGGTTTGCGCATTGCCGGGCTATTGGTGCGACGTATAGCAAAAACGGCCCTTTCGGGCCGTTCTTCATTTCCGCTTGTAGCTATCTGCGGTTTGGCGAATCTCGCGCATGTTCGCGTCCATCGCCCGGTGCATGTCTTTCGCGTGCTCGGCCTTGCGCTGCACCGAGTAGGCAATCGCTTCTGCCTGCTTCGGAGGCTTGCCCGCCTCCACTTCTTTCCGTATGTTTTCCGACCTTGCCTTGTCCGATTTGCCTTCGATGAGTGGCATTTGAATGCTCCTTTACGGGGTGATTGCCGCCGACACGTAGATGTAGCCCTGATACAGGTATGTCACGACGCCAGCGGCGGACACCGCCTTGATGTCGTACAGTGCTGCTACGTCGCCGCACGAAGAATACGGCAACGCGGCGGTATCGACGTGTCCGAACGTGACCGTATAGTTGCCGCTCGCGTCAGTCGTCAGCGTGATGACCGAGCCGCCGGGCGTTGTGCCAGCGCTCGACAGCGCGAGCAACGGCGTCGCGCCGATGTACGCGCGCAGGTCCATCGTCAGCGTGTAGCCAGTCAGCGGCACAGGCGTACCGTTGACCGACCAGTTGAGCGCAATGGACCGATCCCCGCCCTGCTTGAGCGCGATGTCGAGCCGCTGAACGTCCAGCGGCGGCAGGGTGCAGTTGCACGTCATGACTTACGCGGCCGTTACGCGGTTGCGATCGGCGCGAATTCCAGGCGCGCGAACACGAATTCAACCACGCCCGGCTGCAGGATCTTCTTGCCGCTCGGGGCCTTGAACGACTTCATGTAACCCTGCGTGTAGTCGTACACAAGGCCATTCGAGGGGCTCGTGATGGTCAGGTCGTGCTGCAGCTTGGTACGATTCTGCACTTCGTACAGATAGACGTTCTGCCAGAGCGCGAGCGAAGGCGAATCGGCCTGCAGGGTGATCGTCAGCGGCACTTCGTTGAACACGAAGCCCGCCGAGAGCTTGCCGTCGATACCCATCGAGTATTCGCCGTTCTCGACCGCGCCCGGGTCGAACGCATCGTCGGCGGCGTAGCCCTGCACGCGCTGCGCGGCAGGGTACAGCGCCTCGATCGTTACCTGCATGCTCGAATTCGCGGTAGTAAGTGTACCGGACATGTCTGCTTCTCCTTAGATGACCGCGTTCGAACCGGCCGTGATTTGCTGGATGCTGCCGCCGTCCGTGTACCAAAGCGTGACCTGCGGGCTCGTGCGCGTCGTGCGCGCCTGGACCGGATTGGCAGGGTCGGTGATGAGCAGATACCAGCCGCGCGTCTGGATGACCGTTGCCGCGTCCACGCCGCCCGCCGCGTTGTTGATCTCCTGGATTTCCGACTGGCTGAGCGTCACACCGGCACGGATGATGCCGGCCGTGACCGCCGCCTGCACGACATCCTTGGCAGCGCGGTACAGCGCCGTGTAGCCGTCCTGGTTGTACGGCACAGACCCGTACGCAAGCAGCGCCGTAAACCAGGCGAGCTGCAACTGCGCATTGAGGTAAATCTGATCGATATAGGTGTCGACCCACAGGAACTCGCCCGACACGCTGCCGTTGACGGCAATCGTCCAGGTGTTCGCCGCGTTGGCGTAGCCACCGATGAACGTGTAGTTGTTCGACTTGAGCGCCTGTGCGGCGGCTTCGGTCGTCACGAGCGGGGCGATGCCCGACACGAACTGGCGGAACATCAGGTTGCTTCGGCCGTTCGCGACGTTGAAATTGATCGCAGCGGCGTAGCCCATGAGGGCGCCCGCTTCGGCATACGAGCCATACAGCGGCGTCGTGCCCTGGTAGGGGATCGCAAACACCTGCGCACCGAACGAGGCAGAATTGTTCGGCGTCGTGCTGGCCGCATCCGTGTCAGCGGCGACGAACCAGAACTTGAAGTTCTGACCGCTGTTCCATTGCGCGTAGGCGAGGCGATCGGACAGCGACGCCTGGTAGGCCAGCGCAAACGATGCCCAGTTGCGCGAAAGACCGACTGCGCGCGCCATCACGGATGCGGGCGTATCGGCCGCGACGCCGACCGGCTGCAACGTAGCGCCAGACGCGACGGTCAGGCCGATGAGCGGGGCGAGCGTGCCGGTCGCGTCCGACATCGCGGCCGTTGCGCCAGTGAGCGTCGTCGTGACCGTAAAGCGGTTGCGCAGTGAATCGTACGCGAAGGTGAAGTCCGGCGACGTGAAAGCGGCCTGGATGATCGATGCAGCGTTCGCGAACGACGTTGCAGCGGCGAGCGAAATGCTGGCGGCCGTGTGTGCAGTGGCAGTCGTGATCGTGAGCGAACCCGACAGTTCCTGCAGCTGCGCGAGCGTGAGTGATCCGAGCGAGGCGCCGTACTCGGCGGCACCGATAGCCGACGCAACGTAGCGCACGAACTTCAGGTCGTATGGGAGCTGGCCGCCGTTGATGACGCCGGGGAAATAGTTGTTCGCAATGATCGATTCGGGCGAGCCCGAGCCATACCAGTTGAGAACGTCCGTTTTGTTGTAGAAGTCGGCAAGCTGCACAGGCAGCACAGACGGATCTTCGGTCACAACGAGGCCGGTCAGACGGCCGGGCGTACCGGTCGCGCCGATGACGCCCGGCAACATTGTGACGATATCGTCGATCGGAATCGCGGTATTACCCATTGAAATGCTCCTGTTTGAATATGGCTATCGCCATCGTGATTCTATCACCACAAACTATGACAGGGGTACAACGTCCACTGGCACCGCGTCGATGGTCGCGTCTGCGAAGAACGCCTGCGGCAATGTCACGGTCTGGTTGACCTGGCCGTATAGCTTGACGAGGTAACGCGACTCGAACTGCCCTTCGCCATTGACGATCGTCAGCAATTGCGGCTGGTCGGCGTAGAGCGGCGTGATCGCGAACGGCGTGCCATCCGGCCAGTTGTCGATCGTCCACATCGTGCGCCAGGCACCCGCGATGGTCGCCGCCCACGTCGCCGCGTCCGGGCCGTAGCAATCGACTTGCCAGGATTGCTTGACGTGCAGTTCATTCGCGACCACGCCCGCCGGGTTTGTTGGATCGACGTTCGGCGTGTAGTCGCGAATGTTCTGGTTCAACGCTTCATTGACGAGCGGCTGGATGATTGCGTAGTCGCCGCCGGCGGGCGTCGCGATGAAGTTCTGGTTGCCTTTCAGGATGCGCGATTGCAGCGGATCGTTCGCGTTCGTGATGTCGACCATGAACAGCGACGCGACCCACGCCCATACCTGATCGAACACCGTGTCAGGCGTCGGCGACAGGACGGCGGGATAGACGGGAGTGCTCATGTCAGAATGTCCATTGCGTAGTGCCGACAGTCGGCAGCCCCGGCAGCGTCGCGAAGTCAACGCCAGTCGCGCGCAGATAGTCGAGCAGTGCGTTAATCGAGCCCGCCGTCAGTTGCTCCGTAACCTGGAATGCGCACCAGTCGGGCCACCATTCGAGCACCTGCGTGATGTAATACCACTTGCAGCCGACCGCGACGACATCGCCGCCCGTGCCATCCGGGCGCGACAGGTCGCCGAAGCGGCCATACGCGTAAATGTTGAGGTACGACGTGTTATACGTCGCGCCGCGCTCGCGCGTGAGCGGATCGTGCTTTTCCGGCTGCACCTGCAGTTCGGCCGTCACGTACTGAAACTGCGGCTGCGCAATGCCGCGCACCGTCTTGTAGCCCTGCGACACAAAGACAGTGCCTGGCTGGTCGGGGTTGTTCGCCGTGATGGCACCACGGACGATTGCGTGCAAGTCCAATTACGCCCCCGTGTTGACTTCATACTCGATGCTATTCATGAGCGTCGAATGGAAAATCAAGCCATGGTTTCGGCCTTTTACGGCCGCCCATTCGTCGGAATTGTCGGCGGGCCATCGCGCGACCGTCTCGCGCAGTGCATCGCGCATCGCCTGTCCGGCCGTATCTAACGCGTCTTGTACACTTGAACCGCTATGCAACATGACGACGAGTCCGCGCGTCCAGGCCGCTTTCTTCGCAGCAAGCGTCTGCTCCATGAACGGTCGCGCGATGCGCTGCGTGCCGCTACCGTAGTTAAGCGCCGCCGCGATCATCGCAACGGGTTTGCCGCCGCGCGGATCGGGATACGGCTTGCCGCCGTCGGCCGGCGTGATCGTATCGTGCGGATAGGTCGCGCCCGCGAGAATGCCTGCCTTGACGGACGCACTTTCCCACTTGCGCTTATCGAGCACAAGGCCGCGCCGTGTGACGGTGCGCGCCATTACAGGCCGCCCGCGTCGGTCGAGTTGATGCCGCCCGGTACGAACACCGGGTAGCCGTCATACGCCTGCGCGCGACCAATACCGCTGTTGCCGCTCGCCATGTAACGCGTGCTGCGGTACGGCGCGCTAGCCGTCCAGAACTCGAGTCCGTATTGCGTCTGACAGTACCAGGCGGCCATTGCGGACTGCACGGGCATGCGCACCTCAAACGCCGTCGAGACGCTGCCTTGCGAGGCCGACGTGATGTTGCCTGCCGGGCGCTGGCCGGGCGTGCCGCGCTGCCCGCACGGGTAGAGCGACAGCAAATGCGCGACGAGCAGGTAGAACAGGTACGTCAGTACGTTGTCGTCGCACACGGGCGAGCCGTGCGTGTTGTCGAGCAGCGCCGCCTGCGCGCGGTTGAACATCGCAGTCGCGTATGCAGGGTCAACCTGCCCGAATTCCGGGAAGGCCGCTTTGAACGCGCCGAAGTCGAACGTGATGCGGTAGGCGGGTGTGCTCATGCTGGAAGCTCCGTTCGGGTCGTTACCCGATTACTCAGCGGCGCCGCGATCCGGGGCGCCGTTCGGCTGAATTTCCACGCCGATGCCGCCGACGCCTTGCGGGTTGCGCGGATCGATCGGATTGAAGCCGGCGTTCACGTCCTTGCGGTCCATCGCCTTGTCGCGCGCGCTGTCCGCGTCGAGTGCGAACACGAAACCATTTTTGATGAACTTGCGCTCGCCGTACGCGAGCGTGATTGCGTCCCACACGTCGGTCGGAACGTCGGTCATGCCGTGACCGGCAATAGCGTAGGGGGAGTGCAGCCCATGCAGCTTGACGGTGTGCTCGCCGAGCTTGATTTGAATGCCGT